GTGATAGGTGATAGGTGATAGGTGATAGGTGACGGGCGCTACTAGCGCCCGTCACTGGTTTGGTTAATTGGTGTTATGCGGCGGCCGCCAGCGCGTCAGCAGGGGCGGCAGGGGAGAGAGCGAATCCGAGCTTCTTGGCCTTCAGCGCGAACGCTTCAGCCTGCTTTTCCTCTTTCGTCACGGCGGGCAACTCTCCATCAAGTGCCTTGATGGCATCGCCGATGGAATTGAGCGCCGCCTCAACCGATGGCACGACATTGGGCGCGTCAGTGTGAGCGCGGTCCAACCGCTTGGCTAGTGTCTTATAAGTGCCGATCAAGTCGTTCAGCAGTGAGTCGTCGGCCTCATCCTTTTCAACCTTACGCACAATGTCGGTAAGGTCGTCATCGCTGAGAGCATTGTCGGGCTGCTTACACTGCTTAGAAGCGGCGTCGACGATAGCCTGGTACGTCGCCTTGACCTTCTGCCCGGCTTCGACAAGCCGGGCGCGAATCTCAATGGCACGGTTGAGCACATCGACGCCATCGACGTTCGGCAGGGCGCCGACGCGAATGCACTGGCGATGCTTGCTGAGGTTGGACTTGTAGCTGTCCGGGTTAGAGTCGCCGCCACCAGCAGCGAGCGAGTTAGCAGCAGCCGCCTTAGCTTGTGCGGCAAGGTACTGGTCAAATGTGGCCTTAGCGTCGTCTTCAGTGATGACGCGTTCCTGGGCGGCTCGAGCCGCCACAAGGGCGAGCTTGGGCTTGGCCGTGTTAACGCTTTCCTTGCCCAAAGCAGCGAGCTGCTTGTTGAGGTCGGCAAGGCGAGTATCGTTCACGAGATTGTTGGACATTGGTTACTTTCTCCGGGTTACCGAATTATATCGGGTTGGTTGTGGATTGGTATATAGGCTCATACAGCATACGATACAATCATGCAATCATGCAATCATGCAATCATGCAATCATGTAACAAATTGCCAAACGTTCTCTTTCTGTTCACCCGGGTGAACAAAAAGAGAACAATGGACATATTATCGCCAGTGTGTTTCCCCTGCGTGTGTCATATGACGGTCACATGACGAAGCGGGGGAAAGCGATTTTATTTTTTATAGAATTAAAATCGCGAATTCCTCAATGAAATCAACGAAAAGTGCTTATTCTTAATTCTATAATTATAGAATTAGCGATTTTGAGTGAGCGACAGTGCGACGGTGTTATGTTACCGCAAAATTACACCGTCGCCCCAAAAAATTTTTTGCCACCGGCTATAATATCATTTATAGAATTAAGAATTAAGAATAAGAGAAAGAGAGAGGAGGGGCTGCCGCCCCCGCCCCCCGCTTCACTGCCGGGACATTTCATCCCCGCACCAGCCCAACGCGGGCCGCGCGCTTGGCGGCCTTGCGTTCAGCTCTGGCGATGGCGATGAACTTGCCGACGTGGTTCGGCTTGTGTCCCTTCGGTGTCGGATTGTCAGACCAGCGCTCGAGCACGCCGCGCGTGGCGGCGATGCTTTGCCGTTTCACCTTCTCGACCTTGGCGGCCATTACACGATTAGCCATTGTAATGTTCCTGTAATGTTATGGTAACGCTGAAAGGTAACCCAAGCGAGTTACCCTTGAGGATTGCCACGCGGCGGCCCTATGATTTGAACATAGGACCGCCCGAGGTTTTTGGGTTGGAGGTTGATATGATCCGATCGGCTTGTCAGACCGTCGGGACTTGCACGCCTAGGTCAGCCGCCGCCTACCATTCATCATGGCCGGTTTGCCGCCTAGGCCCGCTCATTAGTCCCTACAGGGTTAACTCACGGGTGCAGTCTCTTCGCACCCTTTGTTGGCGGTGTCCGACCCCGGCCTTGCGACCTTACGAACGTAGCCTCTATCCCGTCTAGACTATTGCGCTTGTGGCATGGGCGAGACCATGTTTAAGGGCGCGCCGCGCGGGGTGCGGGCAGGGCAGGCACAAGGTTCCCCTTGTGTCTGGTAAGCCATCTGCCGTCCGATCATGCGACCGGGGAGCGTTCTTACATATAAGGTACGGCAACGGTGGCAACCCGGCCGAGTTACCGACCGACCGTCGGTCGGCACCCCACCCCTATCTGGACAGGGGCGGCCCCCACCCCACCCCCCTTTGTTAGGTGGTCACATCATACAAACACCAAAAATCCCATCAATTCATCATGTAACGCATTAATAACCATATAGAAACGCACCCCAATCCCAAAAAATACTGGACCAAAAATCCCCAATATTACCAATTCGTTACTAAAATACCCGTTGACCTGACGGAAACCAGCCCGCAGATTGTGCAGGGCCAGCGAAAACCGCCTTCTGCCGGCTTTTACGGAGAATATTTTGGACGAAAACTGGATTGTGGAGGGCCGGAAAGCCGATCTGTGCGATCAGCTGGGGCTACTGTCGCAGACAGACCTGGCACTGGTGCTCGGAATCACCCCAGAGACACTGGTGGAGTGGCGCCGCCTGAAGCGCGGCCCTGACTTCGTGCGGGCGGGCAAGAGTGTGATGTACCGGCGGGCAGACGTGCTCGACTGGATCGAGCGCAGCGTTGTGCCGATCGCCCCATGACCACGAAATTTCCGTTTGAGGTGTGGGTGGAGGTCCTGGAGGGCGTCCTCGAGGACCTGGAAGACTTCCTGGAGACTGTCGATCCTGATGAGGAAGACGTTCACGCCGCGGTAGCGCATGAAGCAGAAGTGATCACCGACATCATCGAGCGGGCGCGCCTGCTCAGGCTTGTCGTATTTGAGCGGGTTCATTGAGGAACCCGTTGACAGTGGGTAACCCGCGTGAGTAACCTCTGATTGTCAGTTGCTCCTCCTAGTCTGACATCGCATGCAGCCCTCCCGGAAACCCCGCAGCTCGTCACTGCGGGGTTTTTCCGTTAGGTCCACGCCGCGGCACTGACCCTCTGACGGTTCGAGCCGCGCGAACGCCGGTGCATCCGGCTGGCGATCATGTCGGTGAGCCCGCCATGGCTGGCGACGCAGGCATACTGGAAGGCGTCCAGGATGTGCGAAAACTCGTTCTTGTCGGGCAGGGGCTTGCGTTGGCCAGCTTTGGTCCTACCGTACCTGTAGCCCCCTGAAAGGCCGCGTATGAGCTTGGGACACCGCTCTCTGTCGATGATGACGGCCGGACCTCCATCGCGCTGCCCCAGCAGCCAGCTCTCCACCGCGTTAATGCGTCGGGAGATGTCATTGGTAGGTGCTGGGTAGGCGTTGAACCCCTCACGCTTGACGAGGTCGAACGACGTCTCTTCGTACATTGTCGAGCGCTGCATGCCCGCTGGGTCGCCCACGATCATTACAGGCTTGCCGAAATACCGCTCCTGGAAAAGCACCGGCTTGATGGCGCGCTGGAGCTGGAGCTCGAGCCCGATGTCCTCGGCGATGATCTCCTCCAGCACCAGTAGCCTGCCCTTGTGGTCGGGCTGGCAGATGATGGCGCAGGGGTCACGGCCGAAATCGAGGCCCACGACGAGCGGGTAGGAACTGACGGGCATAACCTCGTCGACGACGTGCCAGTGCTGCTTGAAGCTCTCGCGAAACACTGCCGAGCCGGAGGGATCGTCGCCATACTGTGCGTGGACGTAACGCTTGCACCAGTCGGCGGAGTTTGACCGGACGAACCGCTCGTAATAGGTGCGGCCCTGCGCCAGGCGGCGCTCGTCGTTGACGGGCAGTTTGAGGGTCTCCGGCGTCTGGGTCAGCCACTCGAGGTTCTCGGCGTCATCGCTCATGCCGCCGGGCTGGATGAAGATCTGCCAGTCGGCCGGTGGCGACAGCTCCATAAAGTTGTGCCAGGGGCTTCCTTCGCTTGGGAGGTTGGTGTCGGCGATAATTCCGAACCAAGTGCAGCCGCCTTGCGCCGCGCTCGGGTAACGGCCGCAGCGGCCGGCCAGCGGGGAGATGATGCCCACATCCATCTCGATCGCCTCCGACATCCAGGCGCCGGTCAGCTGCATCGAGAGCAGGCGGCGCTGGTCCTCGGGATCGTCGAGCGGGATCAGCAGCCACTCGGAGCGCACGTCGCCGACCTGGATGTAGACCGTGTTGTCGGAGACCTTGTAGGTCGCGATGCCCTGGAGCCAGGTGGTGATGTCCTTGAGCACCGTGTCCTTGAGTTGTTTTAGCGTCTGACGGACAATCGCCCAGCGGGTGTAGCGGTAGCCGTCGGGCGCCGGCGCCTGCTCGCACGAGCGGCGGAAGAGCTCGAACAGGCACGCTGTCGTCTTGCCGGAACCGACCGGGCCGGCGATGAGCCGCCCGAACGTCTGGCTCTTCATGAAGCGCGCGCACGTCTTTGGAGCGGTGTAGTTGATGTTCATAGGGCTTCGCCTTCGATAACTCGCGGAGTTACGTCCTTCTCGATGCGCAGCTGCTGGTCGGCACCCAGATTGATGGTCACTGACAAGCGCTCGCTGGCCGAGAGACTGTCCGTCCCTGCCGCTCCAACACCCGCAAAACGTGCCACGGACTTCAAAACTTCGATTTTTGCCGACAAAGGCTCGGTCGGATCGTGCGCCCGGGCGTAAAATTCGGGCAGAGCCTCCTCTACGAAGGCCAGACTCTTCAGTCTAAGCCTCTCGGAGGTGTTGGTAGCGCTGTTCCATTCTTCGATGGAAGACCGCAAAACACCCTGAAAATGGGGGTGTTTTTGCAGGGTTTCCCACTCTTCTGGGCCAATTTTGAAAGTGCTAAGCACTTCCTCAATGGGGCGAAGGTCAGTTGCGATCTCGCGCGCCAGTTTCAGCAATGTCACATCGTTGAAGCCCGGGGATCGCGCTTCGATTACGTTCATATCACGCTCCGAATGCGCTCAGCTTATTGCTTTACCCCCCGACCATACTGTAACTAGATGGAGATCGTCGAGAGCTGGGATATTTTTCATGGCGCAAGCACTAGGCTCCGTCCTCCGTGTCGTCGGACCCGGGCAGCTCGATGCTGCTATAAAGGCGCGCGATGAAGAAGTCGCCGCTGCTGAGGATGCAGCAGTCTCGGATACCGCAGACTTTACCAGCCTTGGCGGTTACATCCACAGCCAGTTTGATGTTTTCAAGCGACATCGCAACAATGCATCCGCCGGATGGGGTGACCGGCTACTGAACGCGCTGCGTGTCTTCAACGGCCAGTATGACAGCACCAAACTTGCTGAGATCCAGAAGTTCGGTGGGTCGCAGGTCTATGCTCGCATCGTTGCCATGAAGTGCCGCGGTGCCGCGTCGCTGCTTCGTGACGTCTATCTCTCGCCCGATCGCCCGTGGGGGCTCGATGCGGCGGATGATCCGACGATTCCCGAAGAGATCATGGACGCGATCAACACACTTGTGCAGTCCGAGATCCAGTCCATGTCTGCGTCGGGGCAATCGCCTGACATTGACAAGATCCGTGATCGGACGGTGCAGCTGGTTGAGTCCGCGCGTCAGGCAGCGAAAAAGAAGGCGGAGCAGAGGGCCATCGTCGGCGGTGACAAGCTCGACGAAATCCTCAAAGAGGGTGGGTTCTACAAAGCGCTCGCCGAGTTCATCACCGACCTGCCGCTGTTCCCGTTTGCGGTGATTAAGGGGCCGGTGGTCCGCATCCTGCCGCAGGTAACTTGGGCGGGTAACCAGGCGTCGATCCAGCAGGTCCCCAAGCTCACCTGGTCGCGCATCTCACCATTCGACATCTGGTGGACGCCCGGCGTGTCCAACATCGAGGACGCGGCGGTCATCGAGCGGACCCGGCTGACCCGTGCCGATCTGAACGACCTTCTCGACCTGCCAGGCTACAACACCGAAGCAATCCGCTCGGTTCTCGATCTCTACGGTCGCGGTGGCATCAACGACCAGACCGACTATACTGACACCGAGCGGGCGGTCCAGGAAAGCCGCGAGAACCCGACGCTCAACGAGTCGGGCCTCATCACCTGCCTCGAGTTCACGGGCAACGTGCAGGGCCGCATGCTCATCGAGGAGGGCATGGACCCTAAGCTGGTGCCGGACCCGCTGCGCGATTACTTCGTGCAGGCGTGGGTGATCGGCCGCTACGTCATCAAAGTGCAGATGGCGCCCAGCCCGCGCAAGCGCCATCCCTACTACATCACATCGTTCGAGAAGGTGCCAGGCACCGTCGTTGGCAACGGCCTGCCCGACATCCTCAACGACGTGCAGGAGGCGGGCAACGCCACGCTGCGTGCCCTCATCAACAACCTCTCCATCGCCTCTGGCCCGCAGGTGGTTGTCCATGACGACCTGCTGAGCAACGACGAGGACGGCGAGGAGCTGTATCCCTGGAAGCGGTGGCATGTGAACCGCGACCCGATGGGGACCAGCAGCTCGATCAAGCCGATCGACTTTTTCCAGCCTAACTCGAACGCGCAGGAACTGCTGACCGTCTACCAGCAGTTCGTCAACATGGCCGACGAGCTCAGCGCGATTCCGAAGTACCTTCAGGGAAGTGGAGCCACCGGCGGTGCCGGCCGGACCGCTTCGGGTCTTGCCATGCTCATGGGCAACGCCAACAAGATCCTTCAGACCGTCGCAGCCAATATCGACGGTGACGTCATCGACCCGCTGCTCTCGAGTCTCTACGACATGGTGATGCTGACCGATACGTCGGGTCTGCTCACCGGTGAGGAGAAGGTTCGTGTCATGGGCGTGTCGGTTGCCGTCCAGCGCGAGACGCAGCGCGTTCGGCAGCTTGAGTTCCTTCAGGTGACCAACAACCCGACCGACATGCAGATCATCGGGCCACGGGGACGCGCGGAGGTGCTGCGCTCGGTCAGCCAGGACATCGGCCTCAACGGCTCCAAGATCGTCCCGAGCGAAGATGACCTCGAGGCTCAGCAGAAAGCCGCCGCAGCCGCAGCAATGGCGCAGGGTATCCCCGGCCATGGTGGCATGGGCGAGGCCGCTGCCGCCGCTCAGGGTGGTCAGCCCAGCCAGATGAACCAGGACATGGGTCCTCGGACAAATATCTCAGGAGGTCCATGATGCCCAACATGGGAAGCACTCCCAAAGGCCGAACTGGCCGTAATCCGGTCAAGCAGATCAAGGGCCCAGGCATGAACCGCGGACTGCCCAAGCGGCGGCCTCCGGCTAAGCCGAAGCCCTTCAAGCCCATGCAGCAGAAAACTGAGATGGGCAAATCCCTCCTCCCTGACGGGGCGTTCTCGTTTGGTGGGAAAATCATCTCAAGCAAGGAGTTCTGACTCATGGTCATGAAGAACAAGGAACTTTCGCAGAAGAGTAGCTCTTTTGCGATGGGCGGCAAGGCGAAGATGGCTGGCCAGCAGGGTGCGAATCCCGCCAAGCCTGGCACGTCCTCGCCTGCCAGCGGTGGCGCGAACAACAAGTTCGGCCTGCCCAACAACGTCGGCAAGACCGGTGTCATGGGTAAGCAGGGTGGCGCAGCCATGGCTGAGCCCGGCAAGGTGTCGACCGGCGGTCGCTCCGGCGACAACACCTTCAAGGTCTCCGGTGGCAAGAACCGCATGGCCGGCTTCACCCCCGCCGCAAACGCCAAGCCGCTCTAATCCTCGAAAGGACTGACCTATGGTTGCCATCAACAAGGACTACATCGATCCGAGCGACGTGCCGGGCTTCCTCAAGAGCCTGAGCTCGGCGACCAACGCGATCACTGCTACTGCCGGTGGCGGGCAGGCCAACGCCGTCGCACTGACTTCGTCGATCAACCGCGTCACCACCGTGGCCACTGCCGGTGACTCGGTGAAGCTTCCCGCCGCTACTGTTGGCGCTGAAGTGACCGTCATCAATGCCGGTGCCAACTCCATGGACGTGTTTCCAACCACCGGTGGCGTCATCAACGCGCTGTCCGCCAACGCTGCGTTCGCCATGGCTTCCAACAAGACCGCCCGGTTCTACTGCGCTGTCAGTGGCACCTGGAACTCGCTGCTCACGGCATGATCATGATCGGTAACATTGACGGGTACGGGTCCGACGACCCGCAGCGCCCTAGCTACAAGAAGGGCGATGCGCCTGCCCTTCCCATGCAGAAGCAGATGGCGTGCGAGTTCCTCTCGAGGGGCTCGATGGCGACCATCACCGGCGGAGATCCGATGAACCGTCGCATGAACAACTACTCGAAGGCGGCTCCCGCCTTCATGCAGCCCGTTCTCACCATTACGGTGAAGAAGAGCAAGTGAGCGACCGCGAGCTCATTCTAAGAGCGGCAGCACTAGCACGGAGCGCCCCCAGGCAGTTTACGGACTTCCTGGAGGCGCTTTCTGCTTACTCCGACTACGTCACCCAGAACTGTATCCAGTCCCCCCTCCAAGAGCTTCCGCGAGCCCAAGGACGAGCCCAGCAAGCTGCGCTCCTCCATGGCATCCTCGCCGATTGCATAAAGAGGGCTGACCAGATCGAAGGAAAGAAAAAGTGAACAGCCAGCAGACCCTCCAGAACGATCCGAATCTGAAGCTTCCCGCCGCCGTTTTGGCCGCGGCCGCGCGCTCGGAAGAGATTGCAAAGCAGATGCAGGGCTCAGATGCAGATGGCGCAGGTGGCGCGGGTGATGCTCCGCCGGATCAGGTAACTCAGCCGAGTAACTCAGAGCTGTCGCCGGAGTCGCTCGCGCAGGCCGCCGGATCGCAGCAGGAGCAGCCCAGTAGGAATGCCCCTGCCGATGACGAGCAGAGCTGGGAACACAAGTACAAGTCCCTGCACGGTCGCTATACGCGCCAGAACGAGCAGATCAAGGATCTGACCGATCAGATCACCAGTCTCCAGAACGTGATCTCTACCATGCAGGTTGCGGCCCCGTCCGCACCCCTGCCAGAAGTCACCATCGAGCGCCTCATTACACCCGAGGAAGCCAACGACTATGGCGAGGAGTTCCTCAATGTCGTCGGCAAGCGCGCCCGCGAAGAACTGGCACCGGTCATCAAGGGCTACGAAACCAAGATTGCCGAGCTCGAGAAGAAACTTCAGGGCGTGAACGGGGTATTCGTGCAGGACGCGCACGAGAAGCTCTTGGCCACTCTGGATGAGAAGTTGCCCGACTGGCGCGCCCTAAACACCAACGAAGAATTCTTGAGCTGGTTGAGCTTGCCTGATCCGTATTCTGGTGTTAAGCGTCATGACATGCTGAAGACAGCTTACGCGCAGGGTGATGCCCGCCGCGTGCTGGTCTTCTTCAACGGCTTCCTCGCTGAAGAGGCTGCTACGGCCCCCGCTCAGGCCAGGCCGGATACTCCGGTGACTACGGTCCCGAAGGTCCCGCTGACCAGCCTGGCGGCTCCTGGCAGAGCAAAGACTGCGGCAAGCACGACTGCTCCCGCTGAGAAGCCCATCTTCACCCGCGCTCAGATCGCGATGTTCTATGCCGACGTGGCCGCCCAGAAGTACAAGGGCCGGGACGCGGAGAAGAGCAAGCTCGAGGCCCAGATTTTCGAGGCCCAGCGGGACGGGCGCATCCGTTGAACGTCTTTCTCTGAGGAATCCAAATGCCTATTCCGTCCAGTGGCTTTCCGATTGCCGGTTCCGCCACGACTCCGCCCCTCTACCCTGTTGGCAGCACTGCTAACGCCCTCCAGGCCAACGGTTTCATTCCCGAAATCTGGTCTGGCAAGCTCGTCGAGAAGTTCTATGCGTCGACCGTTCTGTCGGCCATCTCGAACACCGACTACGAGGGCGAGATTCGCAACCAGGGCGATCGCGTCAAGATCCGCACCAAGCCGACCATCACCATCCGTGACTACCGCGCCGACGGCGACCTGACGGTCGACCGTCCCGAGGGGTCGAACCTCGAGCTCTATATCGGCATCGGCAAGTACTTCAACCTTGCCCTCGACGACATCATGGAGCTTCAGTCGGACCTGAACCTGCTGTCCATGTGGTCCGACGACGCTGCCCAGCAGCTTAAGATCGTCGTCGACACCGACGTGCTCGGCGGCATTCTTGGCGGTATGAACGTCAAGAACAAGGGCACCACTGCCGGCCGGATCACCAGCTCGATCAACCTCGGCGCTACCACTACCCCGCTGACCACCGTGGCGCGCTCGCCGTCCACCGGTCAGGTCGAAATCCTCGACGTCCTGCTTCGCCTGGGCCAGGCCCTCGACGAACAGAACATCCCGGAAGACGGCCGCTGGGTCGTGATCCCGGCTTGGGCTGCTCAGCAGATCAAGTTCTCCGATCTGCGTCAGGCCTATCTGACCGGCGACTCCGTCACCCCGCTGCGTAACGGCCGGATCGGCATGATCGACCGCTTCACCATCTACAGCTCCAACCTGCTTCCCGCAGGCGTGGCTGGCGGTCTGGCGGCCGGCGAGTTCGCGATCTATGCCGGCCATGCTCATGGTCTGACCTTCGCCTCGCAGATCAGCAAGATCGAGACGATCCGCTCCGAGCGCTCGTTCCTGACCCTGCTCCGCGGCCTCCAGGTCTACGGCTACCAGATCGTCGACGGCACCGCGTTGGCCCAGGCCATCGTCGTCAAGGGCTGATCTGCCTGAAGAAACAAGAGGGGGGCTCACCGCCCCCCTCCAGTCTCTCGTTTTCGGGTAGGATAAATGGCCCTCGATACCTTGCAGGATTATGTCGATCGCGCCCGGGTCCTGCTTCTCGACCAGGTTGAGCCGTATCGCTACCCCACCGCCGATCTCGTTGAGGGCTTGAACCTCGCCATTCTGGAAGCCCGCCGGTTGCGCCCGGACCTGATGCGCACATTTTTCAGCACTTCACTGCCGGATTTCTCCGCAGGCAGTCTGAATACCGCGGTGGCGCTTGATCCGCAGTACCGCGTCTCTTTCGTTTATTACATCTGCGGCCATGCGCAGCTTCGCGACGACGAAAACAATCAGGATAGCCGCTCGGCAGCATTCCTGAACAAGTTCGTGGCTCAGCTCCTGACCATCCAGGCGTGAGGGAAAAATGGCCACTGATGACCTGAACCGCCTCATGGACAACGCCCGCATCCGGCTTCCGGGCGCCCTTGACGACACCATCAAGCTGGAGCTTTTCTCGGCACTTGATGCCTTTTTCCAGGGGTCTAACTCCTGGTATGAGGACATCGATTTCAACGTTGTCCCGACGACGCTGAGCTACGCCGAGGACCCGAGTCAGTTCAGCTACAACATCACACCGTCGCAGGCGGGTTCGATCATTATTCGCCTCATCGGTGTTTGGGATGCGCAGGGTTTTCCTCAGACAGCCTTTATGCCAACGCTTGGGACTATCGTGCTGAAAAACGGTCCTAACGAAGCCCAGACGTACACGGCGAGAGTCGTCCTGACGGTATCCGATCCGGTAGATGTGGATGGCTATCCGACTGTTCCTTCGTGGGTTTTGGCCAAGTACGGCAACGAAATTCTCGATGGTGTGCTTGGTAGGATGATGTCCCAGCTCGCCAAGCCGTACACTTCAGCGCAAGGTGCGCTCTACCACAACCGAATGTTCGGTAAGGCTGTCATCGCCGCAAAGGTTGAGACACAGCACCAGAACGTATATCGTGGCCAGAGCTGGAGTTTCCCTCAGACTTTCAACCGGCGTCGGTATAACAAGTTTTGACGATCCAGCGTCGCTAGTGGAGCATTAACGTGGCCATTTCGCTCAAGCATAGCTTCGAATCTCCGAAGGCCGACGGTACTGATTCGACGCTGGTCCAGCCGTCGAACTGGAACGCCGAGCATGCCATTTCGCTCGCTGCGGGAAAGGTGATCGGGCGTGTGTCTGGCTCTGCTGGCGCGGCACAAGAGCTCCCGCTCGCATTTGATTCCACTCTCCAGTCGATGATCCCGCCCGTCGGAACCACGGCTGAGCGTCCGGTGACGCCAGCCGCAGGCATGATGCGCTACAACTCGACGACGCTGAAGCTCGAGATCTACACCAACGGAGAATGGACGCCCGTCGGCGGGTCCGCCAAAGTCAGCGCAACTGCCCCTACCAGCCCCCAACCCGGTGACCTCTGGTACAACTCGACTACCGGCCAGCTTCAGACCTATTCTGGATCAGCGTGGGTCCTGAGCAACAACAGCGTCGGGGTCAACGTTTTCTCTGGCACCGGCTCGCAGACGGCATTTACGCTTTCGAGCGCTCCTGGGTCGGCTAACAACACCGAGGTCTATGTATCCGGTGTCTACCAGCGCAAGGCCACTTATTCGGTGTCCGGCACGACACTGACGTTCAGCGTCGCACCCGCCTCGGGGTCGTCTAACATCGAGGTGCTGGCCTATAGCACTGTCAACATCGGCACCCCCTCCGACGATACCGTCTCGACTGCCAAACTTCAGGATAGCGCGGTCACGACCGTGAAAATTGCTGACGGGGCGGTTGAGTTGGCAAAGCTTGCCGCCAGCCTCCAGCAGCTTTTTGTTCCGTCTGGCTCGATTACTGCCTATGCAGGAGCTTCAGCGCCGACGGGCTGGCTGCTTTGCTTTGGTCAGGCAGTGAGCCGCACAACCTATGCGACCCTCTTCAGTGCAATCGGAACAACCTACGGTGTGGGCGACAACTCCACCACGTTCAACCTGCCCGATCTGCGCGGCCGCACGCTGGCCGGCAAGGATAATATGGGTGGCTCCTCCGCAAACCGCTTGACCGGCTTGACCGGTGGCGTCGCTGGTTCGACCCTAGGCGCGGTTGGCGGCGTAGAGGCCCACACGCTCTCGATCACCGAGATGCCGTCCCACGACCACACCTATAATGGCGGTAATGCCCGTCACGGCTATAACGGTACCGAAGGACTTCCGTTCAAGGCATCGGACGGTGATTCTTCGGACGGTACATCGCCGACCATGACTGTGACTTCCACCGGTGGCGGCGGGGCGCACAACAATGTGCAGCCGACCATGATCGCCAACTACATCATCAAGGTTTGACACCATGAAGCTGGTCGTAAACTTCGAGGATAAGATGCTGGTTCTTGATGGTGTTGGTTTTCACGCCGGAGATCGCCTTTCTTCGCCGGATGCTAATTTCCGGGTGATCCAGTGGACGGGTCAGGGCGGGTGGATCGAAGTCTATCAGGGCGAGCGCATCTGGCTTACTGAAGCGACTGACATGTCTCAGTATGTCCAGCTTTTTAACCAGATGGCAGCCGAGGCCCAAGCCGTCGCGGACGCTATTGCTGCTGCCGATGCCGCTGCCGTCGCTGCGGAGCTGGCAGCTTCCCAGAGTAACTCGGGCGAGTAACCGCGAAGGACCTATGAGCTATGGATGCTGCCGAACTCTCAACTCTGCTTGATCAAGCCGCAGAACGCGGCGCTCGCCGGGCGCTCGAGAGTGTCGGCTTGCATGACCAGAGTGCCGGGAACGACATTCGCGAACTCCGCGGGCTTCTCGACTCCTGGCGCGACGCAAAAAAGACAGCGTTCGGCGCCATGGTAAAATGGCTTACGCTTGGGTTTTTGGGCATTCTGGCCGCCGGTTGGTGGCTCAACAACAAGGGATCGTGAGATGCAGATCAGCGCGAACGACGAAGCCGACCTCGCAAAAGTCCATCCCGATCTGGTGCGCGTGGTCCGCCGGCTCGCAAAGGACTGGCCGCACGCCGATAAGGGTTTCATCATCACATGCGGTCTGCGTACCCTCGCTGAGCAGAAGAAACTCGTCGCTGCTGGGGCCAGCAAGACGATGAGGTCCCGTCACCTGCCGGGTAAGACCAACGGGCTCTCGCATGCCGTCGATTTTGCGGTTACGCTCGAGGGCAAGGTGCGCTGGGACTGGCCGCTGTACTCCGAGCTCGCCCGCCTGGTGAAAGCCGCCGCAGTAAACGAGAAAGTGCCGATCGAGTGGGGCGGCGACTGGAAGTCCTTCAAGGACGGACCACACTTCCAACTGCCGTGGGCAAAATACCCCGGCTAACAAGGAGCTAAAAATGACCGGTGAACAGATTTGGGGCATCATCCGCACGATCCTGGCCGCCGGCGGCGGATGGCTCGTCGCTAAGGGCTACGTTGATAACGAAACGCTCGCCACCGTTCTTGGTAGCCTGGGTACGATCTTCATCGCCGGATGGAGCATCTGGTCCAAGCGGAAAAATCCTAACTAATGTTCCGCGTTGCTCTCGCCCTTCTCCAGGTCGCGCGGCAGCTCATAGTGATTCTTGAGCGCCAAAGACTGCTGACAGAAGGGAGACAGCAGCAGATTGCACTCGAGCTTGCGGCGACCGCCAAGGCTGCCGCAGCTTCCGCAAAAATCAGGGCTGAAGTGGACCGGATGGATGCTGAGGATGTTGATCACGGTCTCCGTGGTGACTTTCGTGATTAGCGGATGCGCCACGCTGGACGCAGCCCAGTTGACTCAGCCCGGCGCATGCGCGGTGTTTTCTGTCATTCATCCCTCTCGCGTGGATACGCCCGAGACCAAGCGCCAGGTGCTGGCGCATAACCAGACCTACCGGGCGACATGCCCTAACGACGGAGATTGACGATGATGACCAAGAAGCCGATGGGCTCGAAGATGTCGATGAAGAAGTACGGGGATTCGCCGATGGGCATGAAGGCCGGTAAGGCCGGCGCCAAGAAGGCGGCCCCGAAGGGAAAGGGCAAGATGCCCGCATTCCTGATGGGTAAGAAGGGCATGTAGATGCCAAAGAAGCCCGCGCCTTCCAAGAGCAAGGTCAACGCTGCTGGGAATTATACTCAACCTGGCATGCGGAAGGCTTTGTTTGAGAAGATCAAAGCCGCGCCGGTGCAGGGCACCAAAGCCGGGCAATGGTCCGCTCGGAAGGCGCAGCTTCTGGCAAAGCAGTACAAGGCCAAGGGCGGGGGGTATCGCGACAAATGAAGGCCCCCCAGAAGTCCCTGAAGGCGTGGACGAAGCAGGAGTGGCGGACCAAGTCCGGTAAGCCGTCGTCCCAGACCGGCGAGCGCTATCTGCCTGAGAAAGCGATCAAGGCGCTCACTCCCGCCGAATATGCCTCCACTACGCGCGCCAAGCGCGAAGGATCAAAAAAGGGCGACCAGTTCGTGAAACAGCCGAGTGCAGTTGCGCGGAAGGTCCGCCCCTACCGAAAGGAAGGCAAGTAGATGCCCAAGTCCCCCGCATGGCAGCGCGCCGAGGGTAAGAACCCCGCTGGCGGCCTGAACGCAAAAGGGCGAGCCAGTGCCAAGGCCGAGGGCTCTAACCTGAAGCCGCCCGTCAAGTCGGGAGATAACCCCCGGCGGGCCAGTTTTCTCGCGCGCATGGGCGGGATGCCCGGTCCGGAGCGTGACGAAAAGGGTCGTCCGACCCGTCTCCTGAAGTCGCTCCAGGTGTGGGGTGCTTCTTCCAAGGCTGATGCCAAGGCAAAGGCCAAGGCGATTAGCGCCAGACTGAAAGGAAAAAAGTAATGGCTAGGTTCGACGAAGGTCCGTCCTACGACGCTGCCGAGGTAACGCCCAACGATGGTACGATCGTCGCGTTCCGCGCGCTCTATATCGGTGGAAGTGGGGACGTTTCTGTGGTAACTCCCGCAGGTAACACCGTTCTGCTTCTGAATGCGAACGCTGGACAGGTGTACCCGATCATGGTGCAGAAGGTTCGCGCAACGGGTACGACGGCTACAGGTATTGTGGGGCTGAAGTAATGTCGCTCGGGCTTGGTATCGGACTTGGTGTAAGTGCCCCCGCTCTCAACCAGGGGGTGGGGTTCTCCCTTGACGCCTTCATGGCCGCGCAGTCCGATGGCCTGTACTTCGATACCACGCAGCTTGATCGGTATTTTCAGGAAAGCACCGGCCCGACGCTGGCGGATGACGTCGGTGAAGCTATCGGGCTTGGGCTGGATCAGCGCACGTGGGGCGGGCAGACGCTGGCGCAGGTGCTGGCGGCGGCGACGGAGCTAAAATCAACTGGCTATATTGGCGGCATAGGCACTGCACCAGCAGCTACGTATAATACGTCTACCGGAGTTGGAACCGCTGAGAGAATTGACTCTTCAAACAGGTCTTATGTAACTTTTGATGTATCTGCGGAAAGATATTACGCGCTTAACATACATAACACCGGTGCTACGCAA